GAAGAATGACTTTCAATGACTTTATAGAAATCTTAATATATGCTATAGCCCTTGAGGTGATTATAACAAACGTGCACTCTCTGATTAAAGATTACAAGCTGAGACTGGGCGAGAGAGCAATATTAAACCACTACGGCATAACGGAACAGGTTTCCCAATTGAAAGAAGAAGCCTATGAACTGATTGAAGCAGCGGATGGGTACATAAATGGAACGGACAGCAAGGCGCATTTTTTAGAAGAGATAGCAGACGTGGAAGTAATGTTGGATCAGATGAAGCTGCACTTCAACGCACAGGACAAGGTTGACGAGATAAAGAGGTTCAAGGTCAAAAGACAGCTGGGGAGAATGGAGAGGGAAGAAGATAATGTATAGAATTTTGTGGGTTTTATATTGGTTATGCGTATAAACACACAAAAACCTATAAATAACATACCGGGGAGATGATGAAGTGGGTAAGACGATATACTGTCCGTTCATGCTGTTGGATTATAGAGAAAAGCACGATAACAGATGTATCAAATGCGAACGTGGCGATATTAACTTCGGAGACGAAACGGAAAGAAAAGAATATATCAAATACTACTGCGGTTCGTTTACCAATTGGGAGCAATGCAGCTTAGCTAAAAGCGCGACAAAGTTCTATGAAAGGATTGATGATAATGGCAAAGACGAAGAACAATAAGACGATTGACCACTTTTACGAAATGGAGCTCGGAAGATATAAGAAGGCTGTCCAGACGAGGGATACTAAAATAACTGAACTGAAAGAAGAGATAGCCGGGCAGTATGAACTGATGAACATACTGTCGGCTTACATAGCTGTGTTAGTAGGAACGGAAGAGAAAGAAGTAGACAAGCTGAAACTGACATCCGCAATCGGTAAGTACGGTGTTGATATAAAGACGAGTGAGGACGGAAAGAAGTACATACTGAAACTAAAAGAAGCCTGAGAAATCGGGCTTTATTTTTTTGCAAAACTTGTAGCGTAATTATTTTTCAGATGTGTTTAGATTAGATGATAAGGGAGGTGAGGTAATGACAAGCAAAAGAAAACGAAGGGGAGTACCGCCTAAATATAAGTCGGCTCAGGAAATGCAGGAGAGAATAGATGAATATTTTAAGCTGTGTGAAGGAGAAAAACTACTGGATGAAAACGGACACCCTGTAGTTACTGACAAAGGATTCTATGTTTACTTAGTCAGCCCGAAACCTCCGACAGTAACGGGATTAGCCCTTGCATTAGGCTTTACAAGCAGGCAGGCGTTGTTAAACTATCAGGCTAAACCTGAATTCGTTGACACGGTTACGCGCGCTAAATCAAGGGTTGAGGAGTATGCGGAAACAAGGCTGTTTGATAAAGACGGAGCAAACGGAGCGAAGTTCAGCCTTGCGAATAACTTTGAAGGCTGGCGAGAAAAGCAGGATATAAAAGTTGACGGAGATATGAAAACAACGGGAGAAACAGTTATCCGATTTGAGGGAGAACTGGATGATTGGAGTAAGTGATATGGAAGCGCCTATATTTAAAAAGCTTCGCACAGAAGTGCCGAACGCTCAACAGGTTAAGTTCTTTGAGGCTACGCAGAAGTATATTTGTTACGGCGGAGCACGAGGAGGTGGAAAAAGTTGGGCAATGCGCCGTAAGTTCGTCATGCTTGCTATGCGTTATCCGGGATTAAAGATACTGTTGCTCAGACGAACACTGCCAGAGTTAAGAAACAACCACATACTTATCCTTCAAAGCGAATTGTACGGCTATGCTAAATACAATCAGCAGGAAAGAGCTTTCGTATTCCCAAACGGAAGCCGCCTTAACCTCGGCTACTGCGATAATGAGGGAGATATGCTTCAGTATCAAGGACAGGAATATGACGTTATAGGCTTTGAGGAGGCTACTAACTTCCAACCTGATTGGATTACATTCATATCAACCTGTTTAAGAACTACCCGTACAGACTTTGATACAAGGATATATTATACAGCCAACCCCGGCGGTGCAGGACATGAGTTTATTAAAAGGCGGTTCATAGACCGTAAGTTCAAAGAAAACGAGAATCCGGAGGACTATGTATTTATCCCGGCTACCGTATACGACAATAAGGTCCTTATGGAAGCTGACCCGGACTATATAAAAATGCTTGAAGCATTACCGCCGCATAAGAGACGAGCACACTTGGAAGGCGACTGGAACGTATATGAAGGACAGGTTTTTGAAGAGTTCAGAGACTATCCACAGCACTACATTGACAGAAGATATACTCATGTCATTGAACCTTTCGATATACCCGAAAGTTGGAAGATATACCGTAGCTTTGACTTCGGTTACGCAAAGCCGTTCTCCTGTGCATGGTGGGCAGTGGACTATGACGGCAGACTGTATAGGATATTAGAACTGTACGGGTGTGTACCGAATGAGCCTGATACGGGTGTTAAATGGACGCCTAACGAGATATTCAAGGAGATACGAAGAATAGAAGATGAACATAAGTGGCTTAGAGGGAAAAGCATACAGGGTGTAGCCGACCCTGCCATATGGAACGCCGAATACGGAGAGAGTATAGCGGAGACAGCGGAAAAGTACCGCATATACTTCGACAAGGGCGATAACAAACGTATAGCCGGCTGGCAACAGGTTCACTACCGATTACAGTTTGACGAAGAAGGAATACCGATGATGTATATCTTCAAGAACTGCAAAGGATTTATAAGGACGCTTCCGTTATTACAGTATGACGAGAATAAGCCTGAAGATGTGGACACCAAACAGGAAGACCATATAGCCGATGAGACAAGATATATGTGCATGGCTAATCCTATTAAGCCGGTTAAGACAAAAGAACGAAAGATACAGGTATTTGACCCTCTGAGTACAGATGAGGGAGTAATAGATAAGTATGCGTTTATGAGGACTTATTAAAGGAGGGATGATAAATGGCAGCGGGAGACATATTTAAAGCACTGCTGGGCAGGACTTACAGAGTGCCTAACGGAAGTATAGAGTTGCCGTCAAACGGTATGGCGGTAAAGGAAGCCATAGGTAAGAACGAATTGGCAAAGGCTGTAGAAACATTGAAGAAGTATAAGGACGGCAAAGCCAACCTTGAAAAGACGATAGTCGAAAACGAAAAGTGGTACAAGCTGAGACATTGGGAAGTATTTAAGGGGACTACCAATAACGGAGAAAGAAAAGCAGGAGACGAGCGTCCCGAGCCTGCGTCTGCATGGCTGTTTAACAGTTTAACCAATAAGCACGCTGACGCAATGGACAACTTCCCCGAGCCTAACGTGTTACCGAGAGAGCAGGGAGACGAACAGGACGCAGATGTCCTCAGTTCTATAATACCGGCGATACTGGAACGAAACCACTTTGAATCAACATATTCGGACGCATGGTGGTACAAGCTTAAACATGGGGCAGTACCATACGGTATCTTCTGGAATAATACCCTTGAAAACGGATTGGGCGACATTGATATAAAACAATTGGACTTGCTCAACATCTTCTGGGAGCCTGGTATTACCGATATACAGGATAGCCGTAACCTGTTCATCTGTTCACTGGTTGACGATGACCTTCTTCAACAGAACTATCCGCAGTTGAAAGGCAAGTCAACGGGAAAGGTTATTGATGTAACGCAGTATGTTTACGATGATACGGTCGACATCAGCGATAAGAGTGTTGTTGTGGACTGGTATTACAAAAAGACCGTGAACGGAAAGACAATACTCCACTTCTGTAAGTTTGTCGGCAGTGAAGTGTTATTCGCTACGGAGAACGAACCTCAGAACTACCCCGAAGGTTGGTATGCTCACGGACAGTACCCTGTAGTATTCGATGTGCTGTTTCCCGAAGCGGGAACACCGATAGGCTTTGGATATCTGGGTATAATGAAAGACCCTCAGATGTATATAGATAAGCTGTCGCAGGTTATCCTTGAAAACGCCGCTATCAGTGCAAAACCGAGGTACTTCGCTAAAGAAAACATCGGTATCAACGAAGAAGAGTTTCTCGACTGGTCTAAACCGATAGTTCATGTCAGCGGAAACATAGACCAAGAAAGACTTGTTCCGATGACAGTACCTACTATGCCGACAGTAGCGTTAAACGTGCTTGAAATGAAGATAGACGAGTTGAAAGAGACGTCATCCAACAGAGACGTATCACAAGGCAGTTCATCGGGCGGCGTAACGGCTGCCGCAGCCATAGCGGCACTACAGGAAGCAGGAAACAAGACCAGTAGGGATATGGTTAACGCTTCGTACAGAGCCTATACAAAGATTAACTACATGATTATCGAACTGATAAGGCAGTTCTACGATGTGAACAGAAGCTTCCGCATTGTCGGTAAAGACGGAGCATATCAGTACATTACATACAACAACAACGCTATTCAGGGCAAACCCCTTGACCCTGCATATAACGGCGGTACAGCGGAAACGAGAGTGCCTGTGTTCGATATAGTGATTAAACCTCAAAAGCGTTCGGCATACAGCAGAATGGCACAGAATGAGCTTGCTAAAGAACTGTACGGTCTCGGATTGTTTGAACCGGAAAGAGCCGAACCGGCTATGACATGTCTTGACATGATGGAGTTTGACGGAGACGAGAAGGTAAGGCAGAAAGTACAACAGGGACAGACATTGCTTAACATTGTTACTCAGCTGACCGAACAGCTTAACCAGATGAACGCATACATAATGCAGTTGACAGGAGCAGCCCCTGTACAGCAGACAGCAACGGGAAACAGCGTACCGAACGGCAAGACCGAGAATAAACAGGCGCAGGCGCAAAAGTCCGCTATGAAAAGCACAATGACGCCATACGGTGAAAAGCTTGCTAAGAGGGCAACTCCCGATGTAAGCGAGAATAGGAGGAAGTTAGGATGATACAGGTTAATATCAGGCGTAATGATGACGAAATTGTTTTGACAATGGAAGGACACGCCAACTATTCGGACGGTAATGACATCGTATGCGCTGCCGCTTCTGCAATAGCATACAGCTGGCTTGGATTTCTGGATAACTACTGCTACGACTATACAAGCGAAGTGGACAGCGGACATTTATATGTCAGGTGCAAAAATAACAAAGAAATGAATATAGCTTTTGCGGTTACATACATAGGATTATCGCAACTCGAAAAAAAATATAAAAACTGTATAAAAATCAATGAATTTGTAGCGTAATTAAAATTTAAAGCTGATATAACGGTAAAAGAAAGAGAATTTATATAGACGACACTTCGGAGAGACGATGAGCAAGGAGGGCATATAAATGCTTAAATTCAAACTGATTGATGTAAACCTCAGACTATTTGACGGAGCTTCAGCCGGCGGAGCTGCCGGAACCGGTACGGCAGGCACAGGTGAAGGAGCAAGCGAGGGTACATCAACCGCAACGGCTGACTTAACACAAAAGAACGGAAGCAGCCACCGTTCATCAAGACGATCGGGCGACTTAAGTAACGTGGTCTACGGAAAACAGCAGACCGAAACCCCTGCCGCCGAGGGGAAAGCGGATGTAACAACTACATCAGACACACTGGAACAGAAAAGACAAAGCTTTGAAGAGTTGATAAAAGGCGAATACAAAGATATGTTCACAGAAAGAACACAAGCCATTATCAATGACCGCTTCAAGCAGACAAAGGCGTTAGAGGGACAGTTATCCGCACAAAAGCCTGTCATCGATATGTTGATGGACAGATACGGCATTAATGACGGAGATATAGGAAAGCTCTCAAAAGCCTTGGAAAACGATGATGCATACTGGGAAGCAGGCGCAGAAGAAGCAGGACTGACGGTAGAACAGTATAAGTTAGTTCAGAAGTTACAGAGAGAAAACGCGGAACTAACACGTTCAATAAGAATGAGACAGGGAGCCGAACAGGCTAATCAACAGGTAGCCGAGTGGAATAGACAGGCAGACGAAGCCAAAAACGTATATCCGCAGTTTGACTTTAAAAGCGAACTCGGTAACAGGGACTTTGTCCAGTTGCTTAGAAACGGAATACCCGTACAAAGAGCCTATGAAACGGTTCACTTTGATGAGCTTATGAACGGAGCGGCGCAGACTGCCGCTATCAATGCGGAAAAGAACACTGTAGCAAAGATTAAGAACAAATCTTCCAGACCTGCCGAAAACGGAACGTCATCGTCAAGCAGCGCAATAGTAAAGAGCGATGTATCAAACCTTACAAAGGCAGACCGAGCGGAGATAGCAAGGAGAGCCGCCAAAGGAGAGATTATATCGTTCTGACAACAAAGGAGGAACGAAGATATGAAAGATTTACTTTTAAAAGACATTAACCTTCAGCTTTTTGCTGACCTAAATACAAACGTAACAACGGATTCGGGCTTATCGGAAGAGATGAAGACGTTCTACAGCGACTATCTCATCGACCAGGCAGGTCCGAAGCTTGTCCATGACCAGTTCGGACAGAAACATCCTATCCCGAAAAACGGCGGTAAGGTGATTGAGTTCAGAAAGTATGACCCACTTCCCAAAGCATTAACAGTGCTTACAGAGGGCGTTACACCTGACGGACAGAAACTCACAATGAGCACACTTAAGTCAGAGGTAAGACAGTATGGTTCTTACATAACACTTTCCGATGTGCTTCTCTTAACTGCTATCGACAACAACCTTGTACAGGCTACAAAACTTCTTGGTAAACAGGCAGGAGAAACGCTTGATACTATCACAAGAGAAGTCCTCAACGGCGGTACAAACGTGCAGTATGCAGAGGGACAGGTTAGTTCAAGAGCACAGCTTAACGGTGGACAGACAGACGCTACACAGAACCACTATCTTACTGTAGACGCTATCAGAATGGCTGTAAGAACGCTTAAAAACCAGAATGCGGAAAAGATAGGCGACAGTTATGTGGCTATCATACATCCCGATATTGCTTATGACCTGATGAGCGACAAAGCATGGAAAGACGTCAAGGACTATGACCCAGAAGATTGGTATGCGGGAGAAATCGGTAAGATTGCCGGAGTTAGATTTGTGGAAACAACAGAAGCAAAGATATTCAAGAGCGCAAACCTTACCAAATCAAACGCAACGCTTACGGTTAAAGGAACTGTAACAAAGGCGTTTAAAGTGCCTGTAACCGAAGAAATAACAAAAGAAGACGCCTTTAAAATGGCAGGAAAACAGATAACGATAAACAGTGGTGCAACTATATATACAATCCTTTCGGCAGAAGCAGGAGCAGCCGGCAATGCTTCAATCACAGTTGATAAAGAAGTAACGGCGGCTGATACCAATCCTATTGCAACAGTAGGTGGTGGTAAGAGCGGAAGAGCCGTATATTCAACGCTTGTCCTTGCCGATAACGCTTACGGCGTTACGGATATTGAGGGCGGCGGCTTACAGCATATCGTCAAAAACCTCGGTTCGGCAGGTTCGGCTGACCCCTTAAACCAGAGAGCGACTGTAGGTTGGAAGGCTATCAAGACAGCTGAAAGACTTGTAGAGCCTTACATGGTACGAATTGAGACTTGTTCAACATTCGACAGCCCTGCTAACTGATAACAACATACGGTTGGAGTTTCTTCTCCGACCGTTTTTTAAAAGATAAGGAGGAAATGACAATGGCAGTTAAAAAAGAACCGGAAGTAAAAGAAACAGTAGAAGTAATAGATACACCGGAAAAGAGTTATGAAGATAAGATAGCTGAATTAATGGCAGCAGCAGAAGAAAGGGCAAACGCCGTTATCGAAAAAGCAGAAAAGGCAGCAGAAGAAATAGTAAAAAAAGCAACGAAAGCAACAGATAAAACCTCTACAGATGAGGAAAACAAGAAGATAAATGACGAACTGGAAGAATATACAGTTGTTCAGTTGTTCAAAGGGGACGGCAAGTATGCAGACGATGTGTTCCTTGCTGTCAACGGTGAGAACTGTGTTGTAAAGAGAGGATACCCGGTAAAGATTAAAAAGAAATTCGCTCTTATTCTTGAACAGTCATATCAGCAGGACATCATGGCGAATGAATATATGTCCCAGAAACAGGATGAATTCTTTAAAAAGGCTAATGAATACGTTTAAGAGGTGATTAAATGGGTTCACAGCAACAGTACAGAGGAAAATCAACGAATATACCCCGATTACTTGAAGGACAGTTGGGATTTTGCACAGATACAAAGAACCTGTTTATCGGCAGTAACAACGGAAATGTACCTGTCAATCCGAAGGCTGATACGGTTGCTCCTCTTGTGGAAACAGCTACAAATGCCGATGTAATCAATAAGGTGAACGAGATAATCACAAAGCTTAAAGCGGCTAAGCTGATGAAATAAGGAAGTGATAGACATGGACAGAACAATAGATATATTCATCAAAGGCAGCTATTTGCAAAAGAACAACAATATCGGAGGTATTCAGGGCGAGGGTAACGTTACAACGCTTCATATCATTTTTGATGACAGCTGGGCTAATCTCTCTAAGTCCATTACTTTCTGGAACGCAAAAGGAGAAAATCCGGTAAAGGTTCTTCTTACAAATGCACAATTGGTAGAAATAAGAAACAGCTTATTGGAGTTTAATGTTCTTATCCCTGCCGAACCGTTGGCTGTAGAAGGCGACATGATATTTGTAATTGACGGCTATGTAGACGGAAAAAGGGCAAGGTCTATGCAGGACAGTCTTGTTGTGAAAGCGGCAATGACTACAAATGAACCGATAGAGCCTACGCCTACACAGGCAGAACAGCTTAATCTTGCCATTCAAAAGATACTTCCGGAAGTGCAGAAAGAAACGATTAAAGCGACAGAAGCGGCTAAACAGTCAGAAGCTTCGGCACAGAAATCAGCTACATCAGCACTTGAAGCAAGCAATTCGGCGGAGTCTGCAAAACAGTCTGCCGTTTCTGCCGAGACTGCACATCAAGGGGCTATTGCGGCTCAGAAAAAAGCAGAGACAGCGCAGTTAAATGCAGAGACGGCACAGACCAAAGCGGAAACAGCACAAAGAGGTGCCGAGACAGCTAAAGCAGGAGCGGAAACAGCTCAACAGAAAGCAGAGACGGCTAGATTAGGCGCTGAAACAGCACAGAAAAATGCTGAGACAGCTCAGACCAAAGCGGAAGCCGCACAACAGAAAGCGGAGAATGCACAAACCGCAACACAGAAGTTGAAAGACGATACCACTCTGTTAGTACAGCAAGCCAATGCTGCAAAAGATGAAGCACAGACAGCAGTAAACAATGCCAAAGCAGAAGTAGCGGAAGCACATAAGCAAGCGGTTAGTTCAGCTTCTTCGGCTGTACAGTCGGCTAATTCCGCAACACTGGCAGGGCAGAAAGCCACAGAATCAGCTAATTCAGCTCTCCTCTCGAAGTCATACGCTGTTGGAGGTACAGGACAAAGACCGGGAGAAGAGCTTGACAATGCTAAGTACTACGCTGAGCAGGCAAAACAGATAGTCGGCGGCGACTTTGTTACCAACGTGAAACTGGAAGAAACCATTGCCCCCATTACTAAATCAATCGGCGATATAAATACCGATTTAACCGCTAAAGGTAAGGCTATAGAAGCCAATACAACGGAAATAAGCAACGTAAGCAAGGAAGTAACAGAGAACGCCACAGCTATACAGAATGTAGAGAAAAGCGTTCCCACAGCACAGAAACAGGCTGAATGGGACGGAAAGGTTAAGAGTGTAAACGGAAAGACAGGAACTACAATTACTCTAGGTGCTGCGGATGTCAGGGCAGTATCAAGCGTCAACAACAAGTCCGGTACTTCCATTACCCTTACCGCCGCAGATGTAGGCGCAGTAGCGGAAGCGGACAGGAATGTAATAGTAGACGATGTAACAGGTAAGAAGTACAAACTGGGTATACAAAACGGCGGTTTGTACTATAAGGAGGTATTGTAATGGCAGGAGAAAAATTTATAGCCTTGGAGGAAACTTCACAGGAGATAAAAGCGAGCGTAGATAATGTAAAAACCAATGTAGACGGTCTTAAAAATACAGATGTTCCTGCAATAGATACCCTTGTTGACGAAGTGCTTAAACGCATAGGCTTGACAGGAGATACAGGCGGTAGTGCTAACTTGGGTAGCGTTATGGCAAAGCTGAATGAAATTATCGGCAAAGTAGGTAAATCAGGGTCAGAAATAAGCACAACGGGATTTGGAACGACCGCTTTTGAATATAAAGATACGATTTCTTTTTACGATTCTGAAGACAGAAAAGTTATTGCAAAATTTATAGCGCCGGTTACAGGAGTATATAATATAAAGTTTTTAGCAAATTGTACGCAATCTGGAAGAACTTCAAATTTAACAATCTATAATCCACCCAATGTAAAACAGTGGGTTTATTATGCAAGCTCAGAAACGAGTGCAAGAAGTATACATGATCCTTATGACTTATTTTCTTTGTTAAATACTACAACAATAGATGAAAATATCTATAAAAATGTAAACCTCGACTTATTAACTTGTATGGCTGCTAAAACCAAAATAAGTAAAATTTCAAATGCAGAAGCTACATATAATAATCTAATTCACTGCTACCAAGGTGATCCGGTTTTTATTTATGCCGGTGGAGAAACTTATTCATTTTATGATGTAGATATACGAGATATAGTAATCACTTATGGAAACAAATAACCAATCACTTTATAAACTATTCAATTTAAGGAGGAATACAAATGAAAAAACTAATCGAAATGAAAACTATTGAAAAAGACGGACACCATATGTTTACATACGAAAACGGCATTAAAACGCCAATACCCGATGACGGCGTTGTGTTTTGCTATCTGGCACCCGAAACGGAAAAAGGTCGTATGTTAAAAGTTACGGATTTCCCCGATAGAGCAGGAAGTATTGACGGTAAATTCGTTATTACAGATGAAATCGAAAACGGAAACGGTAAGCCTAAAATTAAAGGTACAAACTATGACGTTTGGGGCATAGGTAAAGACGAAAGCGGTACATACGTCATCGAAAGCGCAAGAGGGGACAAGTTCTATATCGAGGGCGGTAAGAAAGTTACTGTTTCCCACCCGAACAAGGGCAGAAAGAAAGAAGCTATGGAGCTTATCCATGAAGTCTACAAGATGTTAGTTTAATAGGTCGGGCGGTGTAACAACCGCCCTTTCTTATAGGGAGGAACATATGGAGATAATAATAGCGTTGATAAGCGCAGGGTCCGCAATAGCCGTCTGTATGATAAACAACGCATATCAGGCGAAAAAGGTACAAACGCAGCACGATGAGACGATAGCGCTTATCAAATATCAGATAGCGGAACTTTCTGACAGAGTGGACAAGCACAACAACCTTATAGAAAGAACCTACAAGCTGGAACAGAAAGCCGCCGTATATGAGGAAAAAATATCAGTTGCAAACCACAGAATAGACGATTTGGAAAATAAGGAGTGATAGGAATGGATATAGGATATTTAACAAAATACGCAGTACCGCTTATTGTCGGTATATGCCTTTGCGTAGGATACATAATCAAAAACATGATACCCGGTGATAAGATTAACCGTTTTATCCCTTTAATAATGGGTATTTTAGGCGTTGCTCTTAATGTATGGGTAAACATGGACTTTACTGCGGAAATCTTACTTGCAGGACTTTTCAGCGGATTGTCAAGTACAGGGTTATACGAATTATTCAGAAACCTTATAGGGGGAAGTACAAATGGCGTGCAGAGATATAAATGAGTTGACTCCGTTGGCGCAGAGGGCGTGCAGGTTGTTCATGGAGACTTGCAGAAAAAACGGTCTTGATATATTTATCACAGAAACATACCGCTCACAAAAACGCCAGAACGAACTATGGGAGCAGGGCAGAAATAAGCCTGGCAAGATTGTAACATGGACAATGCACAGCCGTCATACGGACCGCAGGGCGTGGGATATAGCCTGTAACGGGAGTAATCTGTATGACAGAGCGGTATTAAAAAAAGCGGGCAGAATAGCCGAAAACTTAAGTATAACATGGGGCGGTACATGGACTACCCCCGATATGCCGCACTTTGAAATAACGGACAACTGGAAAGCTCCCAAGGAGGATGAAGAAATGACACAGGAACAGTTTAACAAATTCATGGATAATTGGCTTGCTGAAAGAAGAAGCCTGCCTGTAAGCGATTGGGCAAAGGAAGAAGTGGAACAAGCCAAGGAGGAAGGCATAACGGACGGAACGGCTCCACAGGCGTTTGCCACAAGGGAACAGGTGGCTGCAATGATTTTGAGAAGTAAAGATAAGTAAAGAGGTGAAATAAAGCTATGCCGACAATAAACGAAGTAATAGAAAGAAATGACAGGGTAAAACCAAACGCATACTCGGAACAGGAAAAGGCTGGCTGGCTTTATCGTCTTGACGGAAGAATAAGTTCTGAGATTATGCACATCGAACCACCTATGCAATATCAATATCCTGAGAATGGGGACAAGGTTCTTCTTGTCCCCGAACCTTATGACGTTGTGTACGATTACTACGTTCAGGCAATGATAGATTATTACAACAAGGAGTATAACTCATACAACAACGCTATGATAATGTACAACGATGCCGTTCAGAATTACGCAAAATACTACATAAGGGAAAATCAACCTAAATCGTATTACAACTTTAGGAACGTATTGTAAGGGGTGATATATATGAACTTACCGCAATTAATACAGGGCGATAACTCAGCAAGACAGAGTATTATTAATTTTCTCGGACTTAATTACGGAAGGCTTACAGAGGACGGCGAACTGGAAGACTGCGAAAACTTGTCTACCGATGAATTTCCTTGTCTGTCGCAAAGAAAAAAGAGAGTAAGAGAGAAACAGTACAAAAGCCCTACAACGCTTTATTCCAAAGCAGGGCTTTTTATTATAGACGGAACGGACGTTATATATAACGATGAAAAGATAGGTACTGTAACGGCAGGCAAAAAGCAAATGGCTACTCTGGGCAAATATGTCGTTATATTCCCGGATAAAAAATACTATGACACGGAAGAAAAGAAGTTCGGAAATATGGAAGAAACGTACAAGAGCGGCGCAGGGCAGATAACATTTGCGGCAACTTCAAAAGATGATGATGACCCGGTTAAATATGCCACCATAACGACAACAGGCGCAAACTTTAACTTCCGAGACGGAGACGCAGTGGAAATAACGGGATGTACGGTAAATCCCGAAAACAATAAAACGCTTGTCATAAGAAAAGTTAAGGGAAAAGTGCTTAAGTTCTATGAAAACAGTTTTACCGCAGGAAAGGAAACCGCCGCAATAACCATTAAACGCGCCGTACCCGATTTAGAGTTTGTGTGCGAAAGCAACTACCGTTTATGGGGCTGCGCAAAAAATACTATTTACAGCAGTAAATACGGAGACCCTCTTAACTTCCAGGTATTTGACGGATTAACGAGCGACAGCTACTACATAGATGTCAGCAGCGATGGGAAGTTTACAGGTTGTATTCCGTTTACAAGCTTTATCTGCTTTTTTAAAGAGGACGTTGTACATAAAATCTACGGCACAAAACCGTCGAACTTTCAGTTGCTTACATCAAGCGTATTCGGCGTACAGGAAGGCTGTGAGCGTTCCATGTGCGTTATCAATGAAACGCTTTATTATCTTGGCAGAAACGGCGTATATGAGTACACGGGCGGTGTCCCTGAGCTTATATCGCAGAACTTCGGTACAAAGAGATTTACAGACGGATGTGCCGGCAGTGATGGCGATAAGTACTATATCTGCATGAGCAACGGACCCGAAAGAGCCATATATACATACGACATATCAAAAGGAATATGGCTGAAAGAAGATAAAGTATCGGTAATAGACTTTGCAGATATAGAAGGACGGCTTTATTACATTGACGAACAGGGGTGGAAGTATAAAACCGCCGATAACAGCGCAAATGAGGTAATCAATTGGAGTGCGACATTCTGCCCTTTTACAGAACTTATCAATGAGCGTAAAGGATATTCAAAGCTGAATTTCAGAATAGCGCTGGGCGCAGGAGCGTGGCTGAAAATAGAGATAAAGACCGATGACAGCCTATGGAATACCGTATATACAACACATAACAAAACGGCGAAAACAATTAATGTTCCTATATTCCCTAACAGGTGCGACCAGTTTAAGGTAAGGCTTTCCGGAAAAGGCGAGTGCGTAATTAAATCATTTGTTCGTGATTTCTATGTTGGAAGTGAGGTGTAACCTATGATTTTTTATAAACAGTTAGACAAAATAGACCCTGCCGACCCTGCCAAAGCGATATTGGCTATGGAGCGGCAGATAAGATACATACAAGACCAGTTGGAATATACGCTTGTCAATCTTGACAGCAGTAACATAACGGAAATCGATACAGACATAACGGATATAACAAGTCCGGGAGAGAGCGACAGTATACTCGGATTGCTTTATCTTACAGGGAAAAACGGCGAATCGTTTAAGGTTGGATATAATCCCAACAGAAATGAATTTGTATTCAGTTTATCCGGTGAGGACGGGGTTCAGTATATGTATATGTCATCGAACGGGAACTTGGTTATTTCCAAAAATACATCGATAACAATCGACAGCGGAACGTGGTGAGGTGATATAAATGGGATATTCATTAACAAATACAACAAAGAAAAAAGGCTCAAGCTCTTCAAGTTCTAATACCGACAAGAAAGTAGTTGTAACACGAAGCGAACGAGAAGGAAAAAAGAACGGCTATTCTAACGGCTCAAATGTTTCCGGTTCAGGCAGTAACAGTGTTAATGACGGTTATTATGACCCGAATATGGATTATGCCGCTGCCATAGACTACGGTATAAAAACGGGAGCGAGCAGAGAAGTTATTGATTCGCTTAACAGAATGAGGGCAAATAAAATTGCCGGCGAAAAACTTAACTACAAAAACTATACGGACAATGATATAGATACACTTATATCTACAGGAGGAAGCAGCGGAAGCAAAAAGAAGTTTAATGCTACGGATGATGCGCTTAATGCTCTTAGGCAATCATACGGAATTACAGACCCGAACACAAATATATTTGCGGACTTCAATTCAGGCATAGACTTTGACGCAAGAGCGGAAGCGGCAAAAGCTTCAGGGGCAAGTCAGGAAACCATAGACGGATTATTGCAAATGAAAGAATACTCTGACGGAGTAAGAAACGGCTCGGTTCTTCCTTTTGGATACGGAACAGGCATGGGTTACGGCAATCGTAATACAAAGTTTGTTTTCAATATGGCTGACGGAAGTAAAAAGACATATTCGGGCAATGAAACAATGTGGAGAGATGCGGCGAAAAACTCAGGCTTGGAAGGCATAATCGGTTTAGACACCGCATTAACATACGGCACAGCCTCATCTGATTATGCAAAGCCCGGTTATGGGTTCGGAACAATAATGGGACCCAATGACTTTACAACGGAAGTCCGCAATAACGATGAGGACGGACGACTGTTTAATATGAACAATATGCAGCTTTCGTTTTTAAGCGGACGAGACGGTATGGACTACTATAAACCGGGTGAGGATTTCGGTTATACAGGCAACGGACTTGTCAACGCCTACAATAAAGGCAAAGAGTTTGAGGGACTAGGACCTGCTATGGGCGGTTCGAGCGGAGCTATAGGAAGTTACAATGACGCTGACTTACCGTCTGACGCATTGGCACAGATTAGAGAGTGGCAGAAGCAGTATAAAGCGGCGGAAGCCGAGTATGCAAGAACAGGAAGCTATGACGCATATCAGGCAATGCAGAACGCCCACGCTATGGCAGAAGCTATAAGGGCTCAGTTCGGATATTCGGGAGGAATAGACGGTTCAGCCTTCTTAAGCGGTTGGAACGGAAGCGGTACATTTCCCGGAGGAGGCTTCCCCGGAGGAACATTCCCGGGTGGAGGTACACAGGGATACGGCACAAATCCTTTCCCGGAATATAAAAGCCCGTATCAGGATGAAATAGATGAGCTTTTAGGCAGTATTCTTGATTACGATGAGTTTGTATATAAGCTTGAAGACGACCCGGTATTTCAGCAGTACGCTTCTACATATCTTCGTGAAGGCAACAGAGCTCTCAACGATACGTTGGCGGCAGCGGCATCAGGCGCAGGCGGTATGAACTCCTACGCAGTATCATCGGCACAACAGGCTCAGAATTATTACAACACACAGCTTACCGATAAAGTACCGGAGCTTTATGGACTTGCGTATGACATGTATCTTAAAGGCTTTGAGCAGGAGCTTAATAAACTCGGTGTGGTTCAGGGACTGGAAGATACCGCATACGGCAAATATCGTGATAATGTAGGTGATTGGTTTAATAATCGTGATTTTAACTACAATGCGTATGTTAATAATCGTGATTTCAACTATAACAAGTATCGTGATGAAATATCAGACGATAGATATAACAAGGAATGGGAGTACAGTGTCAGCGCAAATGACAGAGATAACGCCTATAATCAGGCTATGAGCTTCCTTGAAATGGGTATTATGCCCTCTGCCGATGTACTCGGAAAGGCAGGAATAAGCATGAATGAAGCGCAGAACTTCATCAGTGCGGTTCTGGCTAGCAGGACAAAGAAAAGTTCCGGAGGCTCGGGAAAGAAGAAATCTGGCAACGATGACGATGACCCAGACTATAGTTCTGATATAGATAAGTATATTGACTCTGCCGTAAAAATGACAGGAAGAGGGGGAATGGTTGTTGGTGGAAACTCAAGCATTCTTACCGGAGATCAGGTGAGAGAATACTTAGCTGAAGGTACTTTGGTTGCAGATGTAGAAGAAAACGATGACGGAAAATTAAAAATTACGATAGGAACTCCTGAATATATAAAAGCTTGGGGAAAGAACAAAAAACGAAAGAGGTAATGCCGTATGATAGTTAAGTACACCAACTCTAAATACAAAGATAATGATAAAGATAATGAACTGTTTGAGGCAAGTAAGCGTGGTTCTGAGAGTACCTACAAGGGGGTAAAAGAACATCCTGAGATAAAGACAACAAGAAAGAAGGGGACCGCAAAGCGGACCTCTTCTAATCGTCTGGAAAGAGCTTCAAAGGCAGGCATGGTAAATACATATACCGATTTCAAACGCCCGAAAGAATCCAAAAAGGACAGGTTTTCAGGATTGGAACGAGCTTCAAAAGCAGGAACTGAGAATTTAAACACCGACTTCCTTAAAGAAAAAGAGAAGAAAAGAGATATATGGGATAGACTGGAAAAAGCTTCAATGCGTGGTTTGGAAGAATATCCAAATGAAGAAATAATGGAGCGCGGAAACAATGTTGTAAAAGGTGTATTCAAATCATTGACTGCATCACCCGGACTGGTAAAAGAAGCTACTAAACAATCATTAAACGATTGGAAAGAAAAAGTCGAAAGGGAAGGTCTGGAATCCGCATTATCGGAAATGGCAAGAAACATGGATAATCCGGAATATAATATAGGCGGTTCTCCGATAGATAAGAACTCAAAAGCATATAAAAATTATGCTCAGGCATTGGAATACTATGATAAAGCATTAGAGGGGTTAAGTCCTACAAAGCAAGCTCTTGGAAGTGTAGGTATATCAGCTTTACAAAATTTAGTAACCTTGCCTACGGCTGTTATAAATCCTGCTATTCCTCTTATGCTTATGGGTACAACAGCTACGGCGGACAAGACTTATGAACTTACCGAGCAGGGAAAAACATCCACAGAAGCGTTGGGAAGAGGTTTATTATCAGGCGGCATAGAAGCTATTACAGAAAAACTGCCATTAGATGAGTTATTGGGGGCGTTAAAGTATGGCGGCAAAGGAATACTGCGAAGCTTTTTAAAGCAGGGAAATATCGAAGGTGCGGAGGAGTTTGTATCATATGTTATGAACTATGGTGCTGACGTTGCCAATGCCGATAAAGACGCAGAGTTTTCGGTAAAGGAAGCTTTAATGAACTACATCGGTGGATTTATTACCGGTAGTGCTATGGGCGGTGGTGCCGCATACATAGGAAGTTTTAATAATAATATTTCAAACGAAGAAACCGGAAGAAAGATAAATGAAATAAATGCGGCGGAAGACGTGGTTGACGTTGCACTGAAAAACGAGCCAGGTTCAAAAAGTCAGATTTTGGCTGAAAACATAGTCATAAGAACCAAACGCGGCGTACCTGTTACAAATGAAGAAATAGGCGCTCTATACAGAGAAACCGTAAAAGACCTTAAGACCCTAAAAACAAAATCCCTTGAAAAAGATATGCTCGACAACATTCCAAAGGAGTATATGACGCCATTGGAAGCGGTTGGAAATATTGGAGAGAATGTACCGGTAGACACATCAGCGTACAATACGCAAAGCGAAATATCGCCTTCCGAGATAGAAATACCGTCCGTAAATAATGCTGCTAGCAATAATATATCAACAGCAGATAGCCCTATCATTTCAAACCTTCCTGCTACACTCGATACATATCAGTTCGATACAAACGATATGTTAAACAGAATCGCAAATGAAATGGCTGAGACTAAAAGAGCGGAAACTTTACAGAGGATAGAAGAATCTGAAAGCAATTTAGGTAAAAACGGTGCAAAAGCCTTAAGAACGTACTATAATGATACATATAACTTTGATGATTACTATAACGGATTTACACGCTACTACGAAGCCGGTAAGGTTGGCTTGCCTATTGAGCAGATAAACACACTGTATGGCAATAATATTGCGCCGGAGGTTAAATATGCGGCTTATATGTCAGGTATAAACGATGCTCAAACTATTGAATCTAATTATGAATTGCCACATAATGAAGATATAACAGACATCAGTACTAATAATTATTTTGCAGAAGAAAAAACGAGAGCAGAATTGAATGAGGGTGAAAAATATGGAACAGAAGAAATTGCCTACGGAAGCAATGCTCAAGGCAGAAGCGGAATTAGACAAGATACCGAAGGAACAGAGAGAGAAATTGTTAAGAGCATCGTTAGAGAGAAAGCAGAAGCTTTTTGGAGAAACAATAGATATTCAGAAGCAGAACACCAAAGAGTAATAGGCAGAAATGTGTTTACGGCTGATTTTATCAAAAAAGCCGAAAGTTCGGGAAAAAATGTCATAATGGAAGAGTACAGCGGAGAAACCCTTTCCATTGCTTACAAGATTGCAGAAACAAAAAATCTTAGTTCCGAAGCAAAAGAAGCTGTAAAAACTATTAAAGATTACGGATTTAAAACAGTTATTTTTGAAAATAGCGTTGAAATAAATTATGATGGGACTACAACATATCAACCGGAAGCATTTGTATACATTGACAAAAATGTACGAATGGGAAAAGTATTGCCGCAAATATTTATTGGTGCACACATTAACGGAAATGACTTGGAAGGCGTTTTGTATCATGAAATATATCACGGTCTAAAATACTATAATAAAGGTGATTTAAGAAAAAATTTTGATAAAGTATTTTTTGAGAATTTATATACCGATTCAAGTAAATTTGATGAGTATATAGGTTTTCTTGCTGAACTACATGGTTATAAGGAAACAGAAGCAGAAAAATTAGTTGAAGAACTTCCTGCCTACTTTATTGGGGCTATCAAAAGCAATGACCAGGATGAACTTATGTATTTTAATGCTTTTGTTGACGTGCCTAAAGCAGTAGTGGCAATGGACGAAATGTTTGAAAATGCTAAAACTACATTGGGTGTATTGAACACAAAAATAAGCAAGGAGAGTGCAGAAGATGTTCACGATGGAATATTGGACGGAAAAAGCGATGACGATAATGGAATACGAGAATCCAAGCCTATTCAGAAAGCTGAAGAAAAACAAAACGCTGGAACAGAGGATAGAGAGCTTAGCGAGAATGTCATTGCAGAGGACAGAGCAGATGTACAAGTTCCTGAAAGAGAGGCGTCCTCCGAAAGACCAATCGACAGCGGAGATAACAACAACGGAATACGAGAACGAGACAACGGCAATGGAGATAGCGGAATCGGAATTAGTAGAGATGGTAATGTCGATGAAGTAAAGAAATCCGTTGCAAAAGACTTTTCTATAACAAAGGCAACAGCGGAAGATTTGGACACAAAATCTCCCAGTATGGAAGATAATATAAAAGCTATTGAAACATTGCACGATATTGAAAACATCAATAAAACACCTACCAAAGCTCAGCAGGCTATACTTGCTAAGTTTAAGGGCTGGGGAGGTTTGTCAAACTCTTTTTGGGGCAAAAACAAAGAGAGATTGCAGGAGATAATGTCTGATAGCGAAATAGCAGCTGCACAAAGCACTGTAAACGACGCTTATTTTACGCCTACATATATTATTGACGAAATATACAAAGCTTTAAATTACCTCGGATTTGAGGGCGGCAATATCTTAGAGCCGTCAATGGGTGTAGGTAACTTCTTCGGAAGGTTGCCAAAGTCGATTAAAAGTAACTCATCGTTGTTCGGTGTAGAGATAGATACCATATCAGGCAGAATCGCAAAGTATCTCTATCCAAGTGCAAGCATTGAAATAGCGCCTTTTCAGGATGTTGCATATAAAGATAATTCGTTTGATTTGATTATAGGAAACGTACCGTTCGGCGAGGTTAAATACAAGTATAAGAACAGCCGATACTTAATACACGATTATTTCTTTGTAAAGGCTATGGATAAGCTTAATGACGGCGGCATTATGGCGTTTTTAACGTCAAGGGGTACTCTTGATAAGCTGGATTCTAAAACACGAGCAGAGCTTAACAGACAAGGCAAATTGATAGCTGCTTATCGTTTGCCGTCAAGTGTATTTACAAGAAGCGCAGGCGCAAGTCCTGTTACAGACCTTATCATTATGCAAAAAACAACGGACACAAACGGCGAAAGGTTTGTGAACACAGGCAGTATTGAAGTAGACGGTGTGGACTTCTCTATCAATGAATACTTTGTAAATCATCCGGAAAACATCATCGGAGAACTTTCAGCCGAAAGGAACTGGCGCAACGGTAAATATAGCCTTGATGTAAAAAGTACAGGCAATGTAGGCGAACAATTAGCCAAAGCAATAAAGAAGCTGCCTAAAAACCTGTTAAGCGGCGTACAGAGTGTTGGGACGGTTGATGTTACAGAGAATATCAACCCCTTACAGACGTTTATTGCAAAAGATGACGGAACTGTGGAATACATCGACGCACAGACAGGAGACATTAAACAGATAAGGAAAAAACAGGCTGAAATAGCAAAATCATATATCAATGTAAAAGATGTGTATCAAGACCTTGTTGATACTACGCTGAACAGCAATGACAGAGCCGCAATAGAAAGCAAAAGAAAAGAACTTAACACCGAATATGACAACTTTGTTAAAAAGTACGGTTCGTTAGAGAAAAACAAGAAACTGTTATCAGCGGATAACGATTTCTTTAAATTGTCAGGACTTGAAATATATGATACGAAGACTAAGAAAGTTATTAAGTCCGAAATGTTTACCAGAGATACTCTCGGAAAGAAAAAGCCCAAAAAAGCAGATAGCGCACTTGACGCACTTAGTATATCGATAAGTGAAACAGGCGGAGTAAATCTGGAACGAATAAAGGAACTGACAAACTTATCGGAAAAAGATATAGTTAAGCAGCTTAGCGACAGAATAGTTTATACGCCTGACGGAACGTATGAACTTAATGAGGTCTACTTATCGGGTAATGTTCGTGAGAAATATAAAGCTGTAAAGGGCAAAAAAGGCTTTGAAGAAAACGAAAGAATGTTAAAAGCGGTTCTTCCGGAGGATATACCGGCGAAGAACATAACTCCTCAGTTTGGTGCGCCTTGGATAGCTCCCGATTATGTGGCTGATTTTTTGAAAGAAACGTTTGGGCTTTATAGTACGCCTACTGTAAACTATGACCCAACAACGGGTACATGGACTTTAGAAACAAATATGTGGGGAGATACTACTCTCCTAACACACAAATACGGCACTACATACTTAAACGGATTGAAGATTGCCGAAAAAGCGTTAAATATGAGAAACATCGTTGTAAAAGACAGCGATGGTAAGATACTTGTAAAAGAAACGAGAGCGGCGCAGCAGAAAGCCGATGATATAAAAGCAGCCTTTGAAGAATGGTGTTTTAAAGATTCCAACCGTAGACAGGAACTGGTTACAACATTTAATGAAAAGTTTAACTCCAATAGAAATATGGATTTCACGGAGCTTTCAAAGTATCTTACTTTTGACGGTTTATCAGACACTTTCAAATTGAGGGACTATCAGAAAAGGGCAGTAGCCAGAGCAGTATTCAACGGTAATACATTGCTTGCGCACGGCGTAGGCACAGGAAAGACCGCTGAAATGATAACCATTGCAATGGAATTAAAGCGTATGGGGATAGCCAAAAAGAACATGATGGTTGTTCCTCCGCATAAAGTTGCTGACTTTAGAAATGATATTTTAAAGATGTATCCTTCAGCCAAAGTCGCTATGCTGGAAAAAGGCGCAAATGCAACTCAAAGAAAGAGGTTTTATGCTCAGGTTGCCGCCAATGATTATGATATAGTAATTATCCCTCATACTTCTTTTGGTATGCTTGATGTATCAGAAGACACTAAGAGGGCGTTTATAACAAGTCAGATAGCAGAACTGGAAGATGTATTGACACAAGCGCAGCTTCAAAAGGGCAGTATAGACGGCAGATTTATCAGACAGCTTGAAAATCAAAAGAAACGTCTTGAAGAGAAACTTAAGCTGATTACCGAATCCGCAAAAGACAGCGGCAATACATTTGAAGAACTGGGCGTAGACAGCTTATTTGTCGATGAAGCCCATAACTTTAAGAACTTACCGTTCTATTCAAAATTAAGCAGAGTAGCCGGTGTATCTGTAAATCAAAGCAACAATAAAACAAGAGCAAGCAGAGCCGAGAATATGTTTATGATAACAGACTATCTAAACAAGAATAACGGCAGAATTACTTTCGGCACAGCTACACCGATAACTAACTCAATGTCGGAAATATATAATATGCTTCGTTTCTTACGTCCCGATATTCTGGAAGAATCGGGAATACAGTCGTTTGACGCATGGGCGGCTATGTTCGGTTCTATTGTAAATCAGGCAGAAGTCGACCCTTCGGGCAGACACATGAGAATGAAAGAAAGATTTTCTAAATTTAAAAATGTGGCTCAAATGGTTGAACAGTTCAGGCGTATGGCAGACATATTAAAGACAAACGAAGTAATCGAGGATCTCCCTGTAGCCGAAAGAATAGACGTGGTTAATGAGCCTAACGCTATTCAGGAAGAATTCCTTGATATTATAGACGGAATGATTGATGAAATCAGGACAAGCGGACAAAATGCAGAACACAATATGCTCGAAGTAACTACGGCAGGACAAATGGCTGCCATTGACCTACGTTTTGTTAAATCGTATTTTAAGGGTAAATATACCGATGAAGAGCTTAATCTTCCGAATAACAGGATTTCTCAGGTAGCAAAGAAAGTAATAAAAGAATACAACGACAGTAACGCAATCAAAGGAACGCAGTTCGTATTCTGTGATGTTGGCGTAAGGGATGACCCAAGTAAAAAATACAATCTGTATGTCTATGGCGATTTGATAAACAGGCTTGTCGCAGGTGGTATACCGAGAGAAGAAATCGCAATCGCACAGGACTTTGAGGATAAAGCTGACCTTAGTGCAAAAGTCAATACCGGTGAAATAAGGGTTCTTATAGGCTCAACGGCGGTAATGGGCGAAGGTATGAACGCGCAGAACAAAGCTGTTGCTTTGCACCATATGACCGTACCGGCTAGACCTTCCGACATAGAGCAGAGAGAAGGTCGTATTATCCGTTACGGAAACGAAAATAAGAATGTCCGTATATACCGCTACATTCAGGAAAAGTCATACGATAGTTATCAGTGGCAAATGCAGGAGAGAAAGGCGAGTTTTATAAATCAGGCGTTATCGGGCGGTACGGTTGAAGAACTTGAAGAAATGAGCGACTTCCAGCTTACGGCAAGGGAGGCTAAGGCAATTGCGTCAGGCAACCCTTTATTATTGGAGAAGATAGAAGTCGAGGATAAATTAAGCAAACTGAAATCTCTTAGAAATAAGTTTAATACAGATAAGCTTGAAATGAGAGATAGGCTTGCTACACTGCCGAATAGAATAAGCCGACTGGAACAGTCTGTTATGGATAAAAAAGCGGATATACAAACAGTAAACGCCAACAGCAGCGAGGATTTTGAGATAACATTTGGCAAGACAAAGTATACGGATAGGACAAAGGCTGCCGGTGCTCTTGAAAAAGCCATAAGCAAAATCCCTAAAAACGGAACAAACGTATTGATTGGTAGTTGTAAGGGACTGGATGTATACTACAGCTCATCACTGGATAAAGGTACTAAGTTCACTATTAAAGGAAATGACAGTTATATAGTGGACGGTGGTAACAGTGCTTCCGGAAACATAACAAGAATACTGAACGCAATCGGTAAAATTCAAAACTCTTTGGATATAGACGAAAAACTTCTTAAATCCTTTAAAGCCGAAATCAAGACTTTGGAAACGGAAGTGAACGCCGAATTCCCACAAATGAAAGAGTTGGAGGAACTACAGGCGAAACTTGCTGACATAGATACTCAGTTAGGTATAAACATAAGTGAAGTAGATATGAGTGATGTTGTTGTATCTGAAGAAGATGACGATACGACAGACTATTCAAAGGCAGTTGGCTCAGATTCATATACAGACCAGTGGGCGACACAAAGAGTAGGCGATAGCGATACAGAACCTAAATCGTTGTCAGAGATAGTCGCAAGAATACAACATGACTTTGATGTGAACATAACATCCGGTCATCTTCGTGGTGGCAACGTAAGAGGTGCTTTTAATAAGAATAACGAAGGAATACGAACTAAGCTTGCTAACGACCTTCCCACAATAACGCATGAGTTAGGACATTTCCTTGATAAGAAATATAAGTTAATCAATAAGAGCTTAGACAAGGAGTTAATAAAAGAGCTTACAGATAACCTTCCACAGGAAATGAAAGATGTTTATGCTGAAAATAAATGGAAAACAGAAGGTTTTGCAGAGTTTATGCGTAGGTTCATGCAGAACAGGGAAGTAGCGACAATAGACTACCCGGAATTCACAAAGTATTTCTTAAATACACTTGACGGTAAGGACGCCGCTTTAATATCACAGTTCGCTGACGATATAAACGCATACTATTCTTTAGACGCAGATACAGCCACAAGCTCGATAAAACTTAACGAGGAAAAGAGTTATGATGCAAGAACAATAACCGAAAAGATTAAAGACAAGGCAGACGTATTCTATCAAGCGTGGGTTGATTCAAACTACAGCATTAAACGCTTTGACAAAGCAACGGGTTCAAACGCCTATACGTTAGCGACAAATGCAGCATACTCTGACGCAATAGCAGGTCAGATAATAATGGGAGACCTTACGGACAGTAACGGCAAATACGTTTCTCCAGGACTTAAAACCACACTGAACGGTATAAATTTAAAAGATGAAAACGAGTATAGACTATTCGGAGAATACTTAGTTGTGAAACACGGACCTGAACGATTGGAAGAAGGTATGAGGATTTTTGCCGATGACAGGAAAAATTCATCTGCGTTTATGAACAAGAGAGCTGAGGAGTTGGAACAACAGTATCCGCAGTTTGCAGAAGCCGCAAAAAGGTTCTATAAGTTCATAGATGACTTTTACAGGACTTGGGCAGTAGATACCGGACTCATATCCGATACAGCGTTACCCAAATGGCATGAGAGGTGGCAGTATTATGTACCGCTTTTGCGTGATGTGGGCGAAACAGGCTTTATGGGTGCAAAAAGAGGTTTTGCAAATCAAAACAGCACTATAAAGAAAGCAAGGGGCAGTAGCTTAGATGTTATTCATCCGGTTGACGGTATGATTACAAATATGATTAAGATAGTCAATGCCGGCACTAGAAACAACGTAATGAGAAATATCACAAGAAGTGCGGACAAGTTAGGAGCTAATGCCAAGTTTATTGAGAAAGTCCCGACACCAATGAAGGTTGAAAAAACCAACATAGGCGGCGTTAAGCAGCAGATAATTACTAAGTTAGACGAACTGGGCTTAAGTGCTTCCGATAGAAAGTCGGTAGATGAAATCGTTACCAATGTAGACGATATTCTTATACAGTATGGCAGGGGCAAAGCATACGGCGATGTTATAACCGTGTTGGAAAACGGTCAGCCTGAATTCTGGAAGATAAATGACGCAGGATTACTCAAATCGCTGACAACAATGTCTCCGACCAAAATGGAGGGAATATTAGACGCATATGCTGTTGTAAGTAGATTTATGACTTCCAATATAACGGGCAGTAACCTTATATGGTCTATATTCTCAAACCTTCCGAGAGACTTTATGACGCTCTATACATACTCAAGCACTAAGAATCCGTTTAAACTGTTTGCTTCTTGTGGTTCAGCCTATGTCAATAAGGTTAAATACAGTCTGGGAAAAGAGGTTAATCCTCTGTACAGAGAGTACCTTGCTATGGGCGGTGGCACAATAAGCGCTTACTCTGCTGATAGGGACTTTGCAAAGAGGGCAAGAAAGAAATTTGCAGGCAAGAAATTTTCGTTAAATCCGCTTGATTGGATAGCATTTGTAGGTGATACAATCGAATCGGGTCCGAGATTTGCCACATACAAAGTATTAAGAGAACAGGGTATGGACCCCAGAGAAGCCTTTTACGGAGCTATGGACGTTACTGTAAACTTTAGAAGGGGTGGAAACTGGTCAAGACAGATAAACAAAGTAGTTCCGTTCTTTAATGCAGGCGTACAGGGACTTGATAAATTCGGAAGGTGGATAACCGCATCGGAGGTAAACGGTAGCGGACGAAAGAGTGTAGTTATGAAAAGGACTTTCGGTTTCGTAACGGCAAGCACAATTCTTGCAGCTATTACTTATGCGCTTAATAACTCTGATGAGGAGAAGGAAAAAGAGTACGAACAGCTTTCAACTTATATCAAAAACAGTTTTTGGAATATACCTTTAGGAGACGGCAAGTTCTTCGCTATTCCTAAACCTCGTGAACTTGGAGTGTTAAGTTCATTTATTGAAACAGGCTTAGAGTACTACAAAGGCGAAAACAAGCACGCATTTGACGGATTTTATGAGTATTTTACGGATAACTGCCTGCCCAATTTAGTATCTGACATATCGCAGATAGGGCAGAAAGGACTTAAAGAAACAGGCGCAGGATTACTTGGAGATTTAGGTTTAATAGGTATAGTCGGTTATGTAGTCGCAAACAGAGACTTCCTCGGTAAACCTATAGTGCCGGCTAGTCTTGAAAAACTGGAGAAGAAAGACCAGTATACAGACCGTACAAGTAAGATTGCATACTGGATAGGACAAGCATTTAACGCAAGCCCGATCGAGATAGATTATGCTTTCGAGCAGTTGTTAGGCGGTTTTTGGAAGTATCAAAGAGCGTTATTCCCGGTAGGAGAAGCAAATATAGATTATTCTTTGGGTGTGAAAAATACATACTTCAAGGACAATCAGTATTCTAACGATATAATCAACTGGATGTACGATAATGCCGATAAGAGCAGCAGAGCAGCGGAAAGTGATCCGGATAATATCGACAAAGCTATAGCAAATAAACTGGATAACAGCTTAAAAGAGTTCTATTCCAGTTATTACGGTTTAGCGAAAGGAAAACCCGAAACAAAACAGCGCAGGGCTACACGTCAGGATGTCATAGATATAATTTATGAATATCGAAAAGCCGTTGAAGGTGATTATTATAAGAAAATAATCAACGATGTTAAAGAGTTCTGCAAGAAAGTCGGAGATGAAAGCTATCTTCCTGCGGTTATGCAGACTAAGATTAAGGACGGAAAGAAAAAAGAGCATGAACTTACGGACAGCCAGTATGTAGAATACCAGACATACTATCTGACTACCTACTGGGACTTAGCAGAGGATTCGTTAAGAGGTGTCGGAAACGATAAAAAGACAGCTGCGATACTTAAAGAAGTACAGACAGTAGCGAGAGAAGAAGCCACAAACAAAATGCTTGCTTCAATGGGACTTCCTAAATCTGATTTTTCACAGAAATACAAGGGCGTATCAAACGATGATATAATTGAGTTCCGTACGGAAGTGAAGTTAGAAAAAGAAGCAAAAGTAGCAAGAGGAGGAAGCGATTCTCTGAAACAAGTTGAAACAGCTGAGATTTTAGATAACATGAACCTTGATAGTGATGATACATATACATTGTTCTTCAGCCAGCATCCAAACGGTACAAACGCCAGAAAAGCATATGAAGCAGGAATATCGGCAGATGACTATCTGTATTTCCTTGCGGAAACAGATGATATGGAAGCAGAGAAAAAAGAAAACGGAGAAACGGACAGAGGTTCAAAGAAAACAAAAGTAGAAGACCTGTTATATGATATGAATTTAGACGAAGAAGAATACTGGACACTCATGGAAATAGCTGGGTATAAAAGACCCTAGGAATAAAAATCAACCCCTCATTCGAGGGGTTTTTAAATTTAATCAAGTATATCACAGACCTGTTTTTTTGAGACAACTTCAAAAATAGTCTAACAATAAGCTAACAAATTATGAAGAAATGCCTGAAAATTAGGACTTTTTCGCAACAAAAATTTAAGAATTTATTGCTTTATAACAAATTTTAACACGCTCTAATAATTTATGAAAAATTACAAATGCCGTAAAATCAACGTTTAAACAGGTTTAAACTCGATAGAACGTGTTAAAATAAGTCAATAAAAATAAAATAGTCTGACAATAAGCTAACAACTCATAATACTTTTTGTTTAGTAATAGAAAACTATCAAATCATATTTACTGCGGATATTAATTCCTCAACAGCTTTATGAGTGTATACTCTTTCAGTCAAGTCTTGCGAAGCGTGTCCCATAATCAATTTTACAGATGTTGGATTTACACCTGCGGTATTTGCCATAGAAGCAAAAGTATGACGGCAATCGTGTGGGAGGTGTTCCATTCCTAATTTATCCATTAATTCTTTAAAGGATCTAGAGTATACATGGTATGACATGTCAATAAAGAACACATTCTCTTTATTATACCGTTTACGGACTAAGGGGATAACTTTGTCCGAGATTGGAACAACTCTTTCCTTTCCTGCTTTAGTCTTGATGCCTCCAACCATATACTTCTCTTCTAGGTGTATGTTTTCGTTTTTCATATAAAGTAGTTCTGAAGGGCGCATGCCAGTATAAATCATAATCAGAACAGTATCGGCTATATCCTCGCTGAATACTACGGAGAATAGTCTTTGTATCTCCACATCTGTAAAGGGCTTATGCATATCTGATTTTGGTCTGTTACCAATCTTAACAAACGAAGCATAGTTCTTGTCGATAACATCAAGTTCTATTGCAATATCAAACATTTGATGTAAGAGAGTTTGTATATGGGATTTGGTTTGCCACGACTTATCAATGTTATCTATAAGCGTTTGCATTTTATATGTCTTTATACTCTTTATAGGTACATCCCATAGCTCTTTTAAGTGTTTGTAAGCGGTTGTATAAACTCGGCAACCGCTGGCAGAAATTTCACTGAACCTACGCTTTTTGAAGATTTCCCACATATCCGCAATAGTTACACTGTCATTCTTAAGGTCGTAAGGATTTTTGTTGTACTCTGTGAGGACTGTTAAGGCTTCTTCAGACGTTGTAAAATAGCCGAGTATAGAATACACAGGTTTACCGTTCTTATCGCTGCCTGAGCGAACACGGACAGCGTAAGGGCGTCTCCGATTTCCCGACAGTTTGTACACACTGCCGAAACCTTTTGGTAATCGTTTCATAAAAAAAGACCTCCTTTATTTATTTTGGGTATAGAAATAAAAGCGGTCATGTGATATACTTTATTTGTCGAGAATAAGGTATATCGAAAGATAGACCGCTAAGTCCTCTGTGTTGGCGCACAGGGGATTTTTATTTAATTGTCAAAACATAACCTACATGGTTTATAACCTTTATTTTCGGCTTCTTTCTTACTCATAACAGTATAATCGGTTATATCACTTTCGTTATATTCTATAACATCATATGTGTGGTATGTTTTTGGATCAGGCTCTTCGGCTATATGGACTTCCCCTGAATCGGAATTTCCGTAGTGATAATAATGGCGTTCGTCGTTTTTTAATACTATTACAGCATAGTTACTATAAAAATCTATTGCGTACTGAACATAATCTTCAAGGTACGCCGAATAGGAGATTTCATCTTCGAATGTTTCATACACATCTTGGTAGTGGGTATCAAGCTCAGCTTCAAACTCCTCGTACTTTTCTTCTAACAATCCTTTATAATATTGTTCAGCTTCGGAATATCCTTCGTCGTAACCGAGTTTGTATTCATGCCGTAGTGTACTATCATATCCGCTGTCTATTTTAAAGAACGCAAGTAGCATTGCTATTAAAACAACGAAAAATAAAACATAACTTTTCATACGCACCGTTCCTCTTTTGCCATAACTGCTTCATTTAATATTAATTGGAAAATTTTACTTATACAAAATTCGACCAATATATGATAGAATAAAGCCATAGAAATATATTCCAAAATAAGCATACGTTGCTAAAAATTATACAAATTTAAGAAAAAATTTTCGTAGATTATGACGGTTTATTTTATAAATAAGAAAATATGTTGTTATATACGAAAATTCGTTATATAATCAGATTATCGCAATAAGTAACTTATTAAAATCCTTATATAATTACTGGGGGTGCTTATATGGATTATAAAGAGTTGATTTACATGATGTTGGAATCTATAGATAATTGTGATTATAGATTAAAACTTATTTTTCGGTTTATAAAAAAGATAGTTGGCTGGGGATGACTCAGCCGTTTTTTATTTCTCCCATTGATTTTGCAACACACTCAAGAGCCTCCCAGCCGGCTTCATCGAGTTTACATAACATGCCTATAAATTTCTTTTTAAAAGAATCGTTTTTATCTTTAAGCAATTCTCCGACAAATTCTGCAATTTCTTCTTCTAAACTAAGCTGTACAAACATTTCGCCTGTACCATTTCTAAGCCAATCTTCGTTAACATCAAACTTTTCGCAAATCAATTTATATATAGGTTCTTTTTGGTCAGGTCTTTTTAACCTGTCAAATTCTATATTTACAATTACACTTTCGCTTACACCTAAAGTTTCGCCAAAAGCTCTTCGTGACATTTTTAAGTGTTTCCTTAATATTTGTATGCGTTCACTAATATCCATTTTTTCACCTACTTTCTATTTGAAGTATAACATCAAAAATCTTGCTAGTCAACAAAAAAATACAAACTAATTTGAAAAAATCTTGTAAAATCTTATTGACTAATAAAGAAATGCGTGTTATGATTTGTTTATCAACAAGAAATGGAGGCGAGGCAATGACAGAAAAACAAAAAGAAGTTCTTGAGAGAATGAGTAAAGCAATTGAACCTCTTAATGATGATCAGCTGGATGACCTTTTAAAAATAGGAGACGGTATGATTATCATGCAGGACATAATGACAAGAACTAGGAATAAAGAAGCGAGTTAGGAGGTGGAAAGATGTTCAAAAAAGAGAAATCCGAAAAAGAAGTAAAAAAAAGCGGTCTTGTCGGGGAAATAGGTAGTGAAAAAGAAACAACTTATTGTAGCAAGCTTATAAAAGAAATAATAGAGAGACCTGAGTTTTATGAAACTGGTCTTGATCCGAAGCAAATGCGAGTGGGAATGTTGCTTGGTTATGTAACAGGAAAAGAAAATGTCGAAAGAGAACTGTTGGAGGTTAAAACGGAGACAGAAATACTTATGTCGGAAAACAAACGACTTAAATTAGAAATAAAGGTAGTGGAAAACTGTTGCAAGGAAATGATGAAAGAGAGACTACAGCAAAGCTATGAAAGCAAAGATAGCCTGTGCAACAGTAGCAAGACCTGCGATAAGAGCAATAACTAAAGAAGCTTTAAGCAAATTATCAGCGGCTTGTTTTTGAATATTAGCATTTTTCTGATTTTCTGATTCAGTCAGATAGAACAGTAAGCCTTTTGGAGTTATTTCAAAGTAGCAGTCTTTTTTAAGAATTTCTGATGAAGCTGAAATTAAATTTTCGTTATTTAATGCTATAAGCAATAAGTCAATATCTCGGAAAGGACATGAGGTAGTTTGCTGTATGGAATTAACAAGTTCACTGTAATGAATGTGAGGGTTTTGATGAATGTGGTTTAAGATTTCAGACTGAATAGAAAGCATATTTATCACTCCTTTAAAGAAATTATAACACAGGAACTGAATAGGCAACAATAAAAAGGTGGGTGAAAAAAAGGAACTACCCAATGCCGCTAACATTGAATAGCCCCTTCTCACACATTTACCCTTAATTGTATGTGTTACATAAGGTATACACTTGGTTTCCATGTTGTGGGTGGACAACCTTCCTGACTAGACAGGCTTATGTATGCCCGAGCGCAGACGTTTCACATACAATCCCTGCTTACTACGTCCGAGACACGTTTGCTTAAGCAAAGCCGAAAACCGGCTTACGAAGGGTACGGCTAAGACGCATGATAACTTCCAGAACTTTGTTCATAAAAGCATCACCCACCTTTCTATTGTTGCCTATAGGAAAAAATTCCTCGAGGTTAAGTATATTGTAGCACTAAGTAAACGAGGTGAGAAGATGAAAATAACAGTTGAAATGGTTGCAAGAGAACTGGGGAAGACGTCTGAAACTATAAGAAAGCTAATAGATGATGGTGATTTGCCCATAGCTATTGTTAAACAGAACGGAAAGAAAAAGGATTATGTAATACTTCCTAATCGGTTATACGAAGCTACCGGAATAAAGTTTAATGGCTATGAACCATTGCCGACAGTTGATATAAATATCGACTATGAAAAATTGGCTAAGAGCGTAGCTGAAGAAATTACAAAAGAAATGGCAAAAGGGATTACAGTAACATTCTGAAAGGAGGTCTCACAATGACAGCAGTAGAAACAGTAAGCTTCTGGCTTGCCTATGGGATAGTAATAACAATCATCAGCGCGATATACATACACCACATAAGCAGAGAAATGGAGCAGGAGCATGAAAGAGCAGAGCGTTATAAAGAAAGATACGAAGCTCTCAAACGAGGAGAGCGATAAGAAGTTGGATGACGCCGCCAGGAAAACGTATAAGGAAATAGTACTTATAGAAATACGCAAAGAAGCGGAGTTGGACGACTATAAGATTAAAGGCTGTATTCGGTCAATACAAAGGAGAGGTAGGCGGTGAAAGACCAATGCAAAAGCTGTGCGAAGTGGCGCAGATGTAAGGACAGGTCAAGAGGAGTAGCCTGTGCGGAATATAAAAAAGCCCCTGCGGAGCGGCAACTCCAACAAGGGGCACAAACAAATAATCACTTACATGATAACCGAAAACGGAAGAAAAGGCAAGGGTGAAGAGAAATGAACGAAAGCAGAAATTTTAATGACCGTGAGTTTGAAAAAATGCTGGTCTGGAAAGTAACATCCCTGAACATGGATATAGATGTTTTAGAGGATGAAAACACAAGATTGCAGTACGAAATAGATAAGTACAAAAAAGAGAACAACGAGCTTAGAGAAAAACTCAGCGCAATAGGGGGCGTTGGCGATGACATGTGAATACTGCCATACATATCCCCATATACACGGCTGTCCCGGAGAAAGAAGAAAACTTCCGAAAGAGGTATATAAGTGTGAATACTGCGGAGAGCCCATAAGAGAGGGACAAGAGTTCTATCACATATACGAAGAGTACTATCATTGCGGATGTTTAAAAAAGGGACTGGACATATCGGATGTACTGGAAATGTTCGGGATAAATAAGGAGGAAGCGTAATGAACATATACGAAAAACTGACGGAAGTACAAAACGAACTGAAAGCGCCAAAGAGCAGATACAACAGTTTCGGAAAGTACAATTACCGAAGTTGTGAGGATATTCTGGAAGCTGTTAAACCGCTTCTTAAGTCAAAAAAACTGGCAATGACAGTAAAGGATGAAGTATACAGCGTTGACGGCAGGTTTTACATAATGGCAGTTGTAACAGTTTTTGACTGTGAGAGTGAGGAAAAAATAACTACTACGGCTTATGCCAGAGAGGACAGCGAGAAAAAAGGCATGGACGGAAGCCAGATAACAGGCAGTTCCTCATCTTATGCAAGGAAGTACGCTCTTAACGGTATGTTTGCCATAGACGATACAAAGGACGCAGACAGCTGGAACACCCACGGAAAGGACAAATCTTCCGATAAGAAAGAAGACAAACCGGAGCCTATATACGCCACAGAGGAGCAAGTGGACAAGCTTAACAAATATTACGCCAACAGCAGGGAACAGTACGAAAAAGCATTACAGAAATATGGAGTTACAAATGCCGTACAGCTGAAAAAAATGGAAGCGCAGGCTTTAATAGACCGCATAGAGTCGGCGATGGCAAGGAAGGCAAAGGAGTGATCTCATGTCCGATAAACTGGCTACGTTGAAAGCCAAAAACAGCATATCGTTTAAGGCTCTGGAAAGCGGAGAGACGGAGGTTTCGTTTGTAGTCGATAAATTGAACTACGGAGAGAAAGCACGCATTAAGACAGCCTTAGAGGAGGCAGGAGACACGCTGACAGTAGCGGTAAGCAAATACAGAAATCACAGGTCTTTAGATGCCAATTCATATCTATGGGTCCTTTGCCAAAAACTAGCCGAAGAAATAAGTTTAAGCGGAAAAACCAAGATGACGAAAGACGATGTTTATAGAAAGTATATAACGGAAGTCGGACAGTTTGTTGATATACCATTAAAATCCGAAGCAGTTGAGGACTACAAAAGGCATTGGGAAGCAAAGGGCGATGGATGGATAGTAAAAGTGTTGTCAGATAGTAAGCTTCCTGGATACAAAAAAGTTCGTACATACTTCGGTAGTAGTTCGTATGACACAAGAGAAATGTCAATGCTGATAAACAGTATAGTAGAGGATTGCAAAGAACAGGGTATAGAGACAATGCCACCTAATGAGCTTGAAAGCATGATGGGGGCGTGGAAGTGAAAGGTTCGCATAGCATATCAGTCTTACAAGGCAAAGAGAAATACTGCTATATAACAGGCAGAGAATACGGACTGCACAAGCATCACATCTACTACGGCACAGGCAACAGAGCCATATCTGATAAGCACGGCTTTTGGGTATGGCTCATTCCTGAACTTCACAACATGAGTTCTGAGGGAATACATAACGGAAATATAGAACTGGATATGCAGTTAAAACAGGACTGCCAGAGGGCATACGAAGCGGACGGACATACAAGAGAAGAGTTCATACAGCTGATAGGAAAGAATTATTTATGAGGTAGAAATATGAATTTTGAAATAACAATACCGGGTAATCCGGTTGCAAAGGGCAGACCGAGGGTAAGTAAGTACGGCACATACACACCGAAGAAAACGGCTGACTTCGAAAGCTATATTGAATACTGTTGGGCGGCTGAATACGGCAATATAAAGCCTTCGGACAAGCCGTTAAAAGCAGAGATTATATTTTATATGCCTATCCCTAAGAGTGCTTCAAAGAAAGCCAAAACAGCCATGAAAAACAGAGAAACGGCGCATATAAAAAAGCCTGATTTGGACAACATGGCAAAGTCGGTATTGGATGCGCTTAACGGACTGGCATATATAGATGACAGCCAGATATATTCCTTAACGCTGTTTAAGACCTATTCGGAACAGCCGAGGACGGAGTTAATGCTGGAAGAGAGCGAGTGATGACGTTGGACGGCGGATTTATAAAAATAGACAGAGGGATTTTAGATTGGGAATGGTATAGCGATATTAATACCACAAGGTTATTTATACATTTGATATTAAAAGCGAATTGGAAAGACGGACGATTTGAAGGTATAGAAGTTCCGAGAGGTTCTTTGGTAACTTCTACCAATAAACTATCTAAAGAAACAGGACTTACAGTTCGTGAAGTAAGAACAGCACTAAAACACCTAGAAATGACACACGAGGTGACAAGCAAAGGACATAGTAAATTTACTGTAATTACGGTAAAAAACTACTGCTTGTATCAGAACAACGACATGGTAAGCGACAAGCAAGTGACAAGCAAGCGACAAGCAAGTGACAAGCAAGCGACAACAATAGAAGAAAGTAAGAAAGTAAGAAGGGAAGAAATAAAGAAAAGGGTATCTAAAGATACCCCAAAAGAAACCCCAGAGGACATCATCAGCCAATACGATTTCTCGGAAGCCATGACTATTAAAATCAAAGAATGGCTAAAGTACAAGAGCGAGAGACGAGAAACGTATAAATCGACGGGACTGACCGCATTGCTGAACAGAGTAAGCCAAAAAAGCGGAGAGTACGGCGAAAACCCTGTAATGGCGTTGATGGATGAAAGCATGGCGAACGGGTGGCGAGGCATTATCTGGGACAGGCTGAAAGGAGAGGAGAAGCATGAGCTTAGCGGTAAAGGCAAATGGGATGAATACCTGCAAGACGGACTCAACGTCTGACGATAGAGAAAAACGAATGAGAGAAGCGGCAATAGCAGAAGCCGAGAGAATGAACGCAGTTGAGGGAAATATGGTCGGTTATGATTGCCCGAAGTGCAAAAACAGAGGTTACATAGCAGGGGTAAAGGGATTGTACATGGTTATGGCTCCCTGTGAGTGCATGAAAGTCAGGGCAAACATGGCAAGGCTTGAAAGAAGCGGTTTGAAAGACAGTGTTGCCGAATACACATTCAAAAACTACAAAGCGGACAAGCCATGGCAAAAGGGAATACTGGAAAGGGCTGTTGAGTTTGCGAAAGACCCCAAAGGGTGGTTTTACATCGGCGGTCAGGTCGGCAGCGGAAAGACCCATATATGCACTGCCATTGCTTCATACCTGATAAAAAAAGGTCGAGAAGTGCTGTATATGCGTTGGACAGACGACACAGTCAAACTGAAAGCAGTCAAGAACAACGATGAGGAATACGGAAAAATGATTGAAAAGTTCAAAAGAACCGATGTGCTGTACATAGATGACTTCTTCAAGACGGAGAAAGGGAAACAGCCGACAACAGCGGATGTAAACATAGCTTTTGAACTGCTGAACTATCGCTATAACAATAGAGATTTGATAACGATTATATCCAGCGAAAGAACACTGGGAGAGCTTCTGGACATAGACGAGGCAACAGGAAGCAGGATTAAACAGAGGTGCGGAAACAACCACATCAGCGTTGAAAGAAAACCGGAGAATAACTATAGATTGAGAGGTTAAGAGTATGAACAAGGTGATTTTGATGGGAAGACTCACGAGAGACCCGGAGGTTAGATATACACAAAGCGATAAGCCTTTAGCAATAGCAAGATATACATTGGCTGTTAACAAAGCATACAAAAAAGAAGGAGAGCCAGATGCGGATTTTATCCCGTGCGTTGCCTTCGGAAAGAACGGCGAGTTTACGGAAAAATATCTGAATAAAGGTCAGCAGATAGCAGTTGTCGGAAGGCTACAGGTAAGGATGTGGGAAGATGATAAGGGTGATAAACGAAGGACGACAGAGGTTGTGATTGAAAATCAGTACTTTGCGGAAAGCAAGAACAAAGGCAATTCAGAGGACAAACCGGAAGATAAGTTCTACCCAATAGACGACAACGTGGAAGATGAAGACCTTCCGTTCTGAGAGGTGAAACAGATGTGTGATAGAGACTGTTTCAACTGTAAATACGATGATTGTATATGTGAAGAAGTAACCGACAGAGATTTAGTCGAGGTGTGGAAAGCAGAATCTGCGGCAGGACTGAGGCTAAATGAGACGCTCACAGATGAAGAAAAACGTATAAGAGCCAATGAATATCGGAAAAAATATCGACACAAGCATAAAGAACATTATCAGCAGTACAGAGCTGAGTACTACGAAAAGAACAAAGAAAAGCTCAGGGAGTATTGGAGAGAATATCAGAGGGAATATCGCAGGAAAAACAAAGAAAAGCTATCCGAATACACGAAAAAATACCGAAAGAAGAGAAAGGAAGAAAAAATTGAAAGAGATAAAAAGGACAACTCCGGAAGATGAAATGAAAAAAGAATACGAATTGTTTCTGCTGACTTCTCTCAGTATGGATATAGATGAATTTATAGATAAGAGCTGTACTTTTGAAGAGTTTAAAAAAATGAAAGAGCGTGAGAAAAACCAAGGTATACAGGGATAAGCCCTTTATATAATAAACCGGTCGCAAAAAAATAAACCGCATAATAATTCAAAACTAATCCTTTGACTACATATAGGCGATGAATGTCAAGTGTCAACACAGACCGGGTATGAGAGAGGGTGGTTGGAGATATAAGTTCTTTATATGGGAGGAGAAAAAATATGAAAATAGAGTTATTCAATGATAACTTTCAGAATTTCAAAAGATACGGAATACCAAAAGCACAATTAGTGATTGCTGATATTCCTTACAATATAGGTCGCAATGCATATGGCAGTAGCCCGGAATGGTATATAGGCGGAGATAATAAAAACGGAGAAAGTAAAAAAGCCGGAAAAACCTTTTTTAATACTGATGAAAATTTTAATATTGCAGAGTACTTTCATTTCTGTAACAGGTTGTTGAAAAAGGAACCAAAGGAACGGGGAAAAGCACCATGCATGATTGTTTTTTGCTCTTTCGAGCAAATCCCTATAGTGATTAAATATGCAGAAAAACATGGATTTAAAAAACATATACCACTGTTTTTTATAAAGAATTATTCGACACAGGTTCTAAAGGCAAATATGCGTATTGTAGGAGCAACAGAATATGCCCTTGTACTTTATAGGGACAAGCTTCCAAAGTTTAATAACGGCAGGCAGATTGATGAGAATGGCAAGCCTATAAGGGGAACAGGCAAAATGATATTTAACTGGTTTGAATGGCAGAAGGACGGGAAAGAGATACCTAAAATACACCCTACACAAAAACCGGTGGCATTACTAAAAAAACTGATAGAAATATTTACGGATGAGGGAGATGTTGTAATAGATCCTGTAGCTGGAAGTGCAACAACATTAAGAGCAGCAAAGGAATTAAACAGAAATGCATACGGTTTTGAAGTATCAAAAGATTTTTATAAAAAAGCGCAAGAAAAAATGTTGATAGATAAGATTGAACCTCAAATCAGTTTATTTGAAGGAGAAAAAATATGAAAATAGGATACGGCACAAGCACAGTAAGAGTTGACAATATAATTGGACGTCAAAAGCGAATGTTAGATGTGCGAGTAGGCGATAAGATAGATTTTAACGGAAGAAAGTATAAGGTGTATGAGGTTTATCCGCACTTTGTTAGGGCGAAGAACAGCGATAGGGAAATCACACTAAACAAAGGGCAGATAATAATGGCTAAGGGCGGAAGACTGAGGGAGGAAGAGGAATGATACACATAATAGACGATTACTACGTTACAGGCGGTGCAAGGGACTACACGCTGCTTAAGGACACTCATAGAGAAGATAAGAACGGCAAGACAGTGTACAAAACATTAGGGTACTACGGTAGCGTTGCTAACGCCGTTGAGGGACTGCGAAAAACATTATGCAGGGAATTAACCGCCGAGAAGAATATGGAGCTGTGCGAGGCTGTCAGAGCCTTTAAAGGGATAGCGGAAGAATTGGAGAAAGCAACGGAGGGGTTAAGATGATGTTTGATTACGATTATGATGACTGTTTTTATGAACCGTCAGAATTTGATGAAAAAGTAGAAGAGTTTAAAGACTACCTTAGACAGTCTGTTAAAGAAGAAGTGCAACAAAAAATAGAACGACTTGAAAAAGAAAATGCAGAATTGCGTGGAGTTCGTGATAATTGGGACAAAGTAAAAAGGGGTTATGAAGCAAAACAAATAGAGCTTGAAAGAAAAATAGCAGATTGTGAATATGATGTAAAAAGAAAGCGACTTGAAGAATTGTTCGAGGCTTGCGGAATGAACGTAATACTTTACAGTGCTTATCCTAAAGCTGTTTATAAGACGAAGTGTGATAAATGTGATGAAAACAGAAAGGTTTCTTTTTATTCACCCAGCGGAAGAGAATATAAGGAAGATTGTGAATGCGCAAAGCATTACTTAAAATATTCACCCGGCGCCTACTATTGCACTGAGTTTAGGGTAAACCGACATAAAACCAAAGAAAATCCATATCCGCTTATGATGTGGTTTAAAAAATACAAGGACTGCAGCGACGATTATGACGGATATACATACGATTCAAGCAATCTTTGTAAATGTATTTATAACGGTGAAGATTTTGCCGAGCTTGAGGAAAGAAAAACATCTATATATTTTAGAGACGAAGAAGATTGTCAAAAGTACTGTGATTGGCTAAATAATAAAAATGGCATTACAGATGATATGGAGGATAAGAGATGAGCAGACTAAGCGATATATTAGGAGTTAAAGAGGGACAGGAGTTTAGGTTTGATGGTAGTAGTCCCTATAGAATAGTAGGGGATAAAAGAGAAATATATATATATGATAAGTGGTATAGGTCATGTAGTGAAGAAAATTTATGTAGAATGATAGCCCACCCGGAACTCATTAGAATAATACCCGAAAAAATAACTCTTACCGAACAGCAGATAACCGCCATAAAGGGAAAGATTGCGGAAGGAACGCCGTGGGCTACAAAGGACAAAGATAATAATAAACAAACTTGGTTCTTTGAAACTAAACCTGAACATTCTGATAGCGGTATTTTCGAACCAAACGAAGTTGGGCATATTGTTAGTGTCATCAATACTCACCTTTATAATTTCATCACCTTTGAAAACAGTCCTATATATCTGCCTGATTTGATA